CTTCGGCTCTCTCTGCCATCCTCACCAGGATGGTTATAGCAGGGCGCGGTGGGATGAGGTACGGCATGGTCAGGTTGGGCCGGGCGAAGCGTGGCAAGGCATGGACCCATTCCTTGGGTAGACTCGACACAAAGGTCATGGTCGAACCGTGAACATTCCAAGTTCTCTCCGAGCTGGTGACACGGTTCAGTGGCGTGATGCCCCTGGCGTTGACAACCTTGGCAATGCAATCGATAGCGGTTCCTACACGCTGACCTATTACTTGCGGACTAATACCGCCAGCGAAGGCGCGACGGTGGTGGGCAGCGCTTATGGGACCGGGTGGGAGTTCACGATCCTGGCGGCTACCAGTACGGCTTTCGATGCTGGTCAGTGGTATTGGCAAGCCGTTGCCACCAAGACCGGCAGCACGGTGACGATGGGGTCTGGGCAGCTCACTGTGCTGCGCAGCTTGAGCTATAGCGGCACACCTGGCGCGGTTGATGGACGGTCGCAGGCAGAGCAGGACCTGGCAGCAGTGCAGGCCGCGATCCGCGCGATCGTGGCTGGTGGTGTTGCGAAGGAGTACACGATTGGCAACCGTAACCTTAAGAAGTACGACATGGCCGATTTGCTGCAGCTTGAAAGTAAGCTCAAGGCTGAAGTGAAGCGCGAGCAAATGGCGGACCTGATCGCCAACGGCCTTGGCAATCCCCATAATCTGTTCGTGAGGTTCTGATGGGATTGCGGACGCGGCTATTTAGGGCGATGGGTTTTGAGCCATTGCGGCCCCAGCGTCGGGCATACCAAGGCGCACGGGTGAGCCGGCTGACTGCGGACTGGGTGACGAGCGGCACGAGCGCCGACAGCGAGATCAAGTCGAGCTTTAAGGCACTGCGCAACCGTGCGCGGCAGTTGGTGCGGGACAACGATTACGCAAGGCAGGCGGTTCGCGCGATCCAAAACAATGTGATCGGGCATGGGATCCGGCACCAAGGTCAGATCAAGATGTTGCGCGGCGGGCGCCTTGATGAGGTGATCAATGGCCAAGTGCATGAGCAGTGGGAGCGGTGGATGCACAAAAGCCGCTGCGATGTGAGCGGCCTGCTTGGCTTCCACGACATGGAGCGGTTGCTGGCGCGCAGCATGGCCGAGTCGGGTGAGGTCTTCATCCGCATGATCCGCAAATCGTTTGGCGGCAGCCGGGTGCCATTTGCCTTGCAGGTGCTTGAGGCGGACTATCTGATTGATGACGATGTGCCACAGGCGGCTGATGGCAACACGGTTCGGATGGGCATCGAGGTGGATGGGTATCTGCGGCCGCAGGCTTACCACTTCTACGCAAACCATCCGGGTGACACATACGCCGGAAATCCTCGGACTAATGGCCGGCGGATTCGGGTGCCTGCTGATGAAGTGATCCATTTGTTCCTCCCCGAGCGGCCGGGCCAAACCAGAGGCGTGACGTGGTTTGCGTCGGCGCTGATGCGGCTCCACATGCTGCAGGGCTATGAGGAGGCCGAGGTGGTGAGGGCACGGGCCAGCAGTGCGTTGATGGGATTCATCCAATCGCCAGAGGGCGAGCTGGTTGGTGATGAGGTTTATGAAGGCCAGCGTGTGAGTGAGTTCACGCCGGGCGTGTTCAAGTATCTGGCGCCAGGCGAGAGCGTGACGGTCCCCGACCTGAACGCGCCTGATGGCCAGCTTGAGCCATTCACCCGGTCGATGTTGCGGGCTGTGGCAGCTGGTGTCGGTGTGAGCTTCGAGAGCATCAGCAAGAACTTCAGCGAGAGCAACTACAGCAGCAGCCGGCTGAGCTTGCTTGAGGAGCGCGACACCTATCGGGTGCTGCAGCGGTACATGATTGAAAACTTCCACCAGCCAGTCTTTGAGGCATGGCTTGAGATGGCGGTGCTGAGCGGTGCTCTGAATCTGCCGGGCTACGAAACCAACCCCGACCGCTACCGGGCTAGCAAGTGGGTCCCCCGGAGCTGGGAGTGGGTTGATCCGCAGCGTGAGGTGGAGGCTTACAAGGCGGCCGTGAGATGTGGATTTAAGACACTGGCGCAGGTGATCAGCGAACAAGGCGGCGATCTGGACGATGTGCTGACGCAGCGTCAATCAGAACTGGCCAAGCTTGACGAGCTGGACATCGTGCTGGATACAGATCCGAGCGAAGTCAACGGCAGCGGGGTGTCCCAGCCATTCATGCCAATGGGTGCTGAGCCTGCGTTTGAACAAACCGAATCGCCAATGGAAGAGGAGGAATACGAAGAGCTGTCTGTGCTCGAGGATCCGCTTGAGGATCTAGAGGATTGATGGCAAACGTCAACGGCACTGAGATCGACCTGATGCCAACCGATGGGATGCGCACAGAAGCGCAGCGCTACCGCGATTGGAAGGCTGAAGACGAGCAGGGCGGCACCGACGTGGCGGCGAACAGGGCAAGCCAGATCCTCTCGGGTGATGAGCTGAGCCCAGACACCGTGATCACGATGGCGGCATGGTTCGCGCGGCATGAGGTGGATAAGCAGGGCGAAGGATTCAGCCCTGACGAGGATGGCTATCCCTCGCCGGGCCGTGTGGCGTGGGCAGCATGGGGTGGTGATGCTGGGCAAACTTGGTCGAATAGCAAGGCCGATAGAATCAAAGAACTACAAGAGAGAAGCGCTATGGAGATGGAGCGCCCCTATCCGAACGAACACGCTGCGCGATTGAAAGATCCGGGGCAGTACGATTCGCTGCGTCGCGTCAACGATGAAGGCGGCACCGGCGTGGACTTCATCTATGGGATCAAGGAAGGCGAGAGCGAATTGCAGGCAATCCGGTTCCGCAGTTCGGTATTTACGGCAGCCGAGGCACGGGCATGGCTGGCCGATCATGACTTCGATGCGATTGAGTTTGAGGAAGCCACGGGTGACGGTGAAGGCCGGAGTCTGACCGGCAAATATCAGCGGGCTGAAATGACCACCTTTGACGAGGTGGAGGATCGGACCTATGAGTTCCCGTTCAGCTCTGAGTTCCCTGTTGCGCGTTACTTCGGCAACGAGATCCTGAGCCACGAGGAAAAGGCAGCCGACCTGAGCCGTCTGAACGATGGCGCTCCGCTGCTGTTTAACCACAACCCAGACCGTGTGATTGGCGTAGTTGAGGGTGCGAGGATTGATAGCAAAGGACGGCGCGGCTATGCGCGGGTGCGGTTCAGCCGCAACCCGTTTGCTCAGGAAGTCCTGAGTGATGTGAAGGACGGCGTTCTTCGGAATGTGTCCTTCGGCTACTCCATCGACAAAATGGAGGAGCGCGGCAGTGGCGACTTTGTTGCTACTGCCTGGGCACCTTACGAGGTGTCGATCGTCAGCGTTCCCGCTGACAAAACTGTGGGCATTGGCCGCGCGTTAACGCCCACAGAACCTGCTGCTTCGGCAGCACCATCCCCTGATCCCCTTCCTTCAATGGAATCCACCACCCCCGATCTGGCCGTGGTGCGGGCCGAAGCCGCCGAGGCTGAGCGCTCCCGCATCGCTGAGATCTCTGCCCTGTGCGACAAGCACAACATGGGCGAGATGGGCCGCCAGCTGGTCGAGTCTGGTCGTTCAATCGACGAGGCCCGGGCTGCTGTTCTAGACAAAATGAACATCCCACAGGAGCCTGTCAACATGAGCGCCGCCGATCTCGGCATGAGCGAGAAGGAAGCCCGCAGCTTCTCCTTCCTGCGTGCCATCAACTATCTGTCCAACCCAACCGATCGCGCTGCCCGTGAGGCTGCTGCTTTCGAGATTGAGGCATCTGACGCTGCTGCCGCCAAGCTCGGCCGTCAGAGCCGTGGCATCACCATCCCTCAGGAAGTGCTTCGTCGCGACCTGAACGTTGGCGCTGCTACCGCCGGTGGCAACCTCGTCGAGACAATGCTCGACTCTGGAAGCTTCATCGATCTGCTCCGCAATGCTTCTGCCCTGGACCAAGCTGGCGCCACCGTGCTGACCGGCCTGACTGGCAACGTTGCAATCCCCCGCCAGAGTGGCGCCGCTACCGCTTACTGGGTGGCTGAGTCCGGCTCTCCCACTGAGTCCCAGCAGACCGTTGATCAGGTCAGCCTGGTGCCCCGCACCGTGGCTGCTTACACCGACTTCAGCCGTCGCCTGATGATCCAGTCCTCCATCGACGTGGAGAACATGGTTCGCAATGACCTGGCTCAAGTGATCGCTCTCAAGATCGACGCCGCTGGTCTTTACGGCACGGGCGCCAGCAATGAGCCCCTCGGCCTGAAGAACACCACCGGCATCGGCACTGAAGACTTCGCCGCTGATGCTCCTACCTTCGCTGAGGTGGTGGCACTCGAGAGCGACGTGGCAACCGCCAACGCTCTGCTGGGTTCGCCTGTTTATCTGATGAACGCTGCCATGCGCGGCAATCTGAAGACCACCAAGAAGGACGCTGGCTCTGGCATCTTCATCATGGAGAACGGCGAGGTCAACGGTTACCGCGGCGTGCTGTCCAACCAAGTTGCATCCAACGATCTCTGGTTCGGTAACTTCGCCGACCTGATCATCGGTTACTTCTCGGGTCTCGACCTGATGGTTGACCCCTACACCCACAGCACCAGCGGCACTGTGCGCGTCATCGCGATGCAGGATTGCGACATTGCAATTCGTCATCCCGAGTCCTTCAGCCGCGGCAACAACACCCTCTGATGTTGATCCAGGTCCTACGGCAAACAATGCTCGCGGGCCGGGTGGTTCGTGTTGGGGATGTCACTGAGGCATCCCCTTCCGACGCCAAGCTCCTGATCGGCATTGGTAAAGCAATCGAAGCAGCCGCCCAGGTGGCTGATGTGGTTGAGACTATTGCTCAACCTTTACGCAAACCTTCAACCCCCCGACGGAGGGCTAAACCATGACCATCCACAATCTTGGATCGAAGACCACGGTCCTCGGTCTGCTCCGCAATGACGTAGTGACCACCACAGGCACCGGCTCTGCCGTTGACCTGCAGGGTTACGAAGGCGATATGGCTGTCCTTCTGGACGCCGAGGCTGGCAGTGCAGGCGTTACCTACGCTGTCAAGCTGACCGAATCCGACACTTCCGGCGGTACTTACACCGACGTGACTGGCGGTGCTTTCACCACCACTACCGCTAACACTGCATCACTGCAGAAGATCTACGTCAACGTGACTTCTTTGAAGCGCTTTGTGAAGGTCTCGATCACGGTTGCTGGTGGCACCGGCGCCGGTGCTGTCGCAGTGTTGGGCCTCGCTTCGGCGAAGTACGGCTAATGGCGATCACGGAAGATTTGGACATCTTCCTGGCAGACTTCGGCGTCAGCTGCACAGCTGGCGCCGTTACTGCTAATGGGATTCTGGACATGCCGAGCCAGATCTTGAGTGATGGCATGGTGCTCAGCACTGACTACACCCTGACCGCACGGGCTTCAAACTTCGGCAGCTTGATCCGTGGCAACTCGATCACGGTTGATAGCGTGGCCTATACGGTGCGCGAGACCATGTTGATCGATGATGGCAAGTTCGTTCAGATCGCACTTCAGAAGACATGAGCGGCCCTCTCAAGAGCAACACCCGTAGCCAATGGGCGACAGTCAATCCAGTGCTGTTGGCTGGTGAGCCTGGCCTTGAAAGCGACACCGAGAACCTGAAGATCGGCGACGGCAAGACGGTATGGTCTGGCCTTCCCTACTTTGGCAACCCTGGATATTGGGGCTCGTTCTGGGATCAGACGTCGCAGGTGGCGGCGCTGGCTAATACGGCTTATGGGATCAAGCTGCGGCAGATTGACACGGCAAGCCGCGGCACCAAGATCATCTCAGACACGCGGCTGACGATTGATCATCCGGGCATCTATAGCATCACGTTTTCGATTCAGTTCAGTAACACCGACAGCTCAATCCATGACACTAATGTCTGGTTGCGCAAGAACGGCGTTGACGTGCCAGCCAGCGATAGCCGGTTCAGCATCATTGCCCGGCATGGCAGCGTTGATGGGAATGTGATCGGCTGCGTCAATTTTGTGTTGGGCTTGACCACCAACGATTACGTCGAGCTGATCTGGGCAACCAGTAACGTTGCGGCCTACATCCATGCTGAGGCAGCCCAGACCAGTCCCTTCGCTCACCCGAGCGTCCCCGGCATCATCTGCACGGTTGTTCAAGTTGCATCTGCTTAAGCCATGACCACCAAACGCGAGACCATCCTGGCGGCGATCCGCACCGCGCTAACGGGCACCACCGGCGTCAGCACGCGGATCTATCGCAGCCGGGTCGAGCCGTTGGCCAGAGGTGAGCTGCCCGCGATTGTGGTCGAACCCGTCAGCGACAACGCCGAGCAGAACACCAGCCTCCCAACGCTGGACTGGACGCTGACGGTGAGGATTGCAGTGATCGTTCGCGGTGATGTGCCAGACCAAGTGGCTGATGCCACTGTCGAAAGCCTGCACGCCAAGGTGATGGCAGACCTGACATTGGGCGGCAATGCCTACGATGTGCAGCCTGTTTCCGTTTCGTTTGATCTGGTCGAAGCTGATCAGCCGAGCGGTGTGATCAGTTGCGACTACGCTGTGAGGTATCGGACCCGAGTGGCCGATCTATCCTTAAGCCCTTAGCAGCTACGATGGTAGACGAATACAAAGGCCAGGGCGGCAGCTATCTGGTCGATCTCAAAACCGGCAAGCGAAAGCTCGTCGAGCGGACCCAGCCGGCCCCTCATCCAACCCTCGAGGTAGCCTCCAATGGCATCAGTTCTGACTCGCCGGCGCCTGATCCTGGCGAAGATTGAAAGCACTTACGGGACCGACTCTTCGCCGACTGGCAGCAGCAACGCGATCCTGGTGCGCAACCTTGAGATCCAGCCGCTGGTTGCCGATACGGTGAACCGTGATCTGGTGCGGCCTTACATGGGCCAAGCCGATCAACTGTTGGCCCAAACCCGGGTCGAAGTCAGCTTTGAGGTTGAGTTGGCTGGGTCAGGTACGGCTGGCACCGCTCCGGCTTATGGCCCGGTGCTGCGCAGCTGCGGCTTGAGCGAGACGCTGGTCACCAGCACCAGCGCCACCTATGCGCCCGAGAGCACCGGCTTCGAGAGCTGCACCATCCACTACCACGAAGACGGCATTCGCCACAAGCTGACGGGTTGCCGCGGCACGTTTGAACTGTCCGCTGAAGTGGGCGCGATCCCTTCGATCGCATTCACAATGACCGGCATCTACAACGCCCCCACCGACGAGACGCTGCCCACCCCGACCTACGCCAACCAAGCAGCCCCGCTGCTGTTCAAGGAAGGCAATACCACCAGCTTCTCGGCGTTCTCCTACAGCGGTTGCCTGCAGTCCTACAACTTCTCGATGGCAAACGATGTCATCTATCGCGAGCTGGTCGGTTGCTCCAAGGAGATCTTGATCACTAACCGGGCACCCAGCGGCACGGTCGTCATCGAGGCGCCGACCATTACAGCGAAGGACTTCTTCGCAATCGCCACTGGCAGCAGCACAGGGAGCATCACCTTCCAGCACGGCACCACTGCCGGCAACAGGTGCACGGTGACCACCGCGCAGTCTGACCTGGGCAACCTGACATACAGCGATCAGGACGGCGTGCAGATGCTTAATATGCCTTTCATTGCCGTGCCGACCAGCTCAGGCAATGATGAGCTATCCCTTGCTTACACCTAAACCGCGTGGCATTTGTCCTCAAGCAGTCTGATTCCTACACTTGGCCGGTCACCTTTGACATCCCTGTCGATGGCGGCCGGCATGAACGGCAAACCTTTGATGGTGAGTTCAAGCGGCTACCTCAGTCGCGCATCACAGAGATCGGCGAGCAGATCAAGGCGGAGGAGATTACCGACTCCACCCTGGCTGGTGAGGTGCTGATCGGTTGGGCTGGCGTCACGGATGACGACGGCAAGGATATTCCCTTTAGCCAGTCCGCACTGCAGCAACTGCTGGATGTGCCGATGCTGGCTGCGGCCATCACGCTGGCCTATTTCGAGAGCCTGCAAGGAGCCAAGCGAAAAAACTGATAGAGGCTGCGGAATACTGGGCAGGTGGCGGTGTCGTTGATGATGCCGCCGCAGATGCCGCGGCCATGGGCTTTGAACTGCCAGATCTTCCGCCCCCGGTGGCAGCTGAGTTCGAGGTGCATCCTGACAACTGGTCAACCGTTGAGATGTTCCTGCGGTTGCAAACGCAATGGCGATCAACGATGAACGGCGTGATCGGTCTGGACTATTCAGCCGCCCAATGGTTGTTTAGACTGTATGAGGTACAGGACCAGCGTGCCCTGCTGGAAGACCTGCAGACCATGGAGGTCGCCGCCATGCAAGCCATCAACAAGCAAGGAAGCTGATCATGGCTTTGAACCTCGACGCTGCCCTGAAGATCACGGCCAACGTAGTCGGCGAGAACAACATCCGCCGGCTTGGCAACTCGATGCAGGGGCTTGAGGGCCAGATCAAGAACACCAGCCA